CCCTGCATTGCTTCCATTAAAATAATTCCCCCACCCAGTCTGTGAGAACGGGCTAAACGTACCCTGTGTCGTGTTGCCGTTGCGGGTGATTGGGAAACCATCGGATGTGATGGTTGTGCTAACAACTGTTTGAGACTGGCTGACCGTGTAAGTACCTGTGCCACCCGTACCTGTGCCAAGCGCGGTAATCGTTGTGTTGGCTGTTACACCTGTTCCTGTAATCAAACAACCAACGTAAATCGTTCCTGATGTTACAGCCGTAACTGTCATTGTGGTTCCGGTGATGCTTGCCGTAAACACCGCATCGCCAGCCGTACCGCTGTCTAAGAATAGATTGTTCTGCGCGCCATTCGTACCGTTGCCAGGAAGCAGTAGCGTGGTGTATTCGTAGTAAGGGTCGGGGGTTACTCCACCTGAAAAGATGGAGGCTATCATTGCTGTTAAGTTACCAGCCATATTAAGTCACTCCAGGTCCAGTAACCCACCAAGTATCTGTAGCAACTTTCAACAACGATGCCATACCTTTAGTGGCTACAGTACGGTTTCCAGTAGCACCATTAGCTAACTGAAACGTCACACCAGCACCGGAGATTGTTAGAGCACCGCTATTGTTGTTAAGTACTAAGATTGTTGTTCCTGTAGGAAATGCTACAGAAGCGTTGGTTGGGACTGTAAGTGTTGCTGTAGATCCACCAGTAAAGTAAACATGATCACCAGCATCACCAAGCACTAGCGTATAAGTAGAACCTGATTGACTGTTCTGAGGAGCATTTAAGTAACCAACTTGATTCGTACCATCAGGACCAGTTAACGTGTTGTTACTAGCGGATATAGTCTTGTTAGTTAGTGTCTGAGCAGTGCTAAGAGTTACTTCGCCATTAGTTCCGTCAGTTCCTTTAGATGCTAATACAGACCAATACGTTGTGTTAGTGGGTAGGTTACCTGTACTTTGTAGTATGCATACATAGGTAGAACCGTTGTATGTAGCTACATCGTTAGGGTAATAGGTTGTGCCACCAGCATAAGCACCTTGGAAAGTCAATGTAGCATAACCAAGGCTGTTCCACGCAGTAGATCCGTTACCTACTTTGAACTTAGTTAATGATGTATCAACACCTACTTCACCGGAAGCTAGTGTTGGGTTAGCAGTAGACCACTGAGAAGTAGTTCCACGGCGTAGTTGTACTTGAACTGGCATTACGGTGTTCCTCCATCAATAGGATCAACGGCAAGGTAGCTACTATCTGGAGCACCTCCGTCTAAATTTGTACTTCCTCCGCCACCACCACCAGATACGGTAGACCATGTGAAAGCAGACCCACTCCACTTAAGATAAGTATCTGATGTTGTTGGTGCAGTGATAAAAGTTGTTGTGTTTGATCCGCTTTGATAAGCAATTCTATTGGCAGCACCACCAAGTAAGTTAGTAGCTGAGCCAGCGCTACCAAGCACATCAATGTTCCAAGTACCTGTTGCATTAGTACCTGTTGTTGATGGTGAGCCTACTGTGTTATAACTGATTGTTCGTGCTACAGAGCCATCAAAGGTAGTTCCTGAAGCAGCTCCAGTACCGCTATTGTCAAAGGTAGCGGCATATGTTGTTGTACCGCCTCCACCACCTGTACCGTTAGCTGCTGATGTGATACGACCTTGTGCATCAACAGTGATGTTAGCATTGGTATATGAACCTGCTGTAACTGCTGTATTTGCTAAGTTAATGGTTCTGTTAGCGGACAAATCACCACCACCAGACAATCCAGTACCGGCAGTAATGGTTGTTACTCCTACAGCATAGCCAGCAGAGGCATGGTTACCCCATCCATAAGCAGTATCCCAATCAGTTTGCTTTGATGTGGTAGGGATCGCATAACCAGCCGTGTTTGATATTGCTAACGTACCTGCTGATGTTACTGGTGATCCTGTTACAGTTAGACCAATAGGCACTGACAAAGCTACTGAAGTTACTGTACCGTTTCCAGACAAAGCAGCGATGTTACTGAGTGTTGTCTTTACAGTGTTACCACCTTGTACGATAGGTACAACTTCAGTACCAGCCAATGCTGATGCATTTGATAGTGCTGATATCTTTACGTCAGCCATGTCTACTCCATGATAATGTAGTCACCAGCTTCTGTGGTGAGGAAATCACCGTTTTCAGTAGCCAGGATGTTCGCAACACTAAGCCAACCAAGTAAGTAAGTAAACGAAGCTTTCTTCCATTGTCCGTCTTGTCTAACAAGAAAGTATTCTGGTACAGGGTCTTCAGTGGCATCAGGTAAACCATCTAATCCAAACTGCTGTGTATTCTGAATGTATATGTTGTCTTTGGACTTAGAAGTCTGCGGTAACTCACCAGCACTGACTTCAATACCATTAGACAACTTAAGTACCAGTGAGTTGTCAATGTCAATGTAAGCATCAACAACAGATACACCATCTTTTCCTGGTTTACCGTCTTTACCATCTTTACCGTCAACACCATCTCTACCGTCTTTTCCTGGTAGTCCATCTTTACCAGGGTTACCTTTATCACCTTTAGGACCTTGTTTACCTTGTGGTCCTTCTAGTTTAGTTATGGTATCTGCTTTAGAGTCTAGCTCACTTACTTTCTTCTTTAACTTACCAACAACAGCAGCTAGCTGTAGTAGTTTTTCCTCATCCATGATTACTCACCAAGAGCATCGGTAAACTGCTTATCTACCTGTTTTTTAGTCTCCATTTGCATCTTGGCTATGTTTTCATTGCTTTTGATATCTTCTTCCTTCAACATTAACTCAGCAATCTTGATTCTACGCTGGAATTCACGCTCTGCTGAGTCATCGTTGTTAGGAAGGTTCTGAGTGGCTGCATTAACAATCTTAGCTCTTACCTCTTCAGGCATTAACTGAGCCTCTATAGACGCTTTCTGAGCCTCTGCTGCTGCTTTTTGTGCTCTGGCTTGTTTTTCCTGCACTGTAGCTTGTGCATCAGCTAATTGAAGCTGTGTAGCTTGCTGTTGAGCCTGTTGTTGCTCAGGATTTGGCTGTGTTAGCTGCTGAAGTTGCTGTAGTAAGCTCTCACGGTTAGGTAATGATGAGTATTCAACGATACCTTGCAGCAATAACGGTACGATAGGACTGTTTGGACCTAACGTAGACATCATTGCCATCATCTGAGCCTGTTCAAACTCTCTAGCAACCATCCCTAGCGTACCTGTTGGGATAAATTCAAAGTCTTTTACAGGATAACGGTCAGGAGCAAACTGCATATACCTCCATGCAGCCTTCTGTACGAACGGAATAAGGAAATCTTCTTGGAAATTCACCAAAGAACGCTTGTTCTTCTTGATGATACCGCTAACAGCCATCGCTAAACCAGCCGCTGCTGCATCACCACCACTGACTTGAGCAGGTAAATTAGCTGTATCTAACGTACCTGTAGCCTGTAGCATCATTCTTTCGAAGATTTGAGCTGTTTCGATGTTAGATTTGTCCGTAACACCGAACTTAAATGGTTGTAAGATCTCTGCTGGGTTACCATTGACAAGGATATTCTTCCCTGGTTTGATCTCAAACTTCTGTCCACGAGGTAATCTAGAGGCATCTATAGCCATCATAGGAGCTGCTGTAAGCCCTAAAGAGTCTACATGGCTACGAATCTGTGCATCAACAGCCTTTTGCATGTTGTAGGCCTTCTCAGCCGTTCCACGACCCCAGAAACGACCAGGAACGCTATCAGCTTGGTAGGCAACAATAGGTCTGTCCTGCATCATGAAGGGGTTTTCTTCAGCTTTGAGTAGATCTTCTCCGTTAGCAATAACGATCAAAGCCTCTACCATCTCTGAATACAACTCATCATCTTCAAAAGACAAGTCATCAGGGTTATCTAACAACTTCTTAGGTACTAAACCATAGTAACGAAGTAGTAATACCTTATCTGATTGATAGTAAGTTAAGTCTTGGTTAGGCTCTAGGTCAGTGTCTAAGGATGCTTCACCGATAGCAATCTTTTTATAAACACCATCTTCCATGCCTTTGATGACTGCATGTCTACCTACATACTCTTCAACAGCACAACCCATTGCATCATCAATAGTGGTTGCGTTAGGATCAACAAGGAAGTTACGTGGATTGATAGGTTTTAAGTCTACCGATACTCTATAGTTAGTGTTAACACCAATCATAGCCAATCCAGGCTGTGCTGTAGGCTGTGTTGCTGGTGTTAAACTCTTCTTTTGTTTGACAATGATCTCACCGATACCAGTACCGTAGATCTCTGCTAAGGTCATGATCTGACCAATGTTCTTACGTACTTTATCTTTCTTGAAATCTTCGGACAATAAAGACTTCATCTTCTCAACATCAGTCTTATCCTGGTCGCTGATGTCATCGCTGATGTCAAAGAATACGCCTTTAGCGAACACAGCTTCTTCAAGATCAGCTTGTTTGTTATCTACTGCTTGCTGTAGGGCAGGGCTAATAAGCCTTGAACGCTCAGAATCCCTTGTTTTATCCTCATCAGCATAAAGACCTCGCCATAGACGCTCATACTCGTCCCAGCGATCCATGTAGTTCTCATCCCTGTAGTTACGCCAGTCGTTACAGCGATCCATGACGAAGGCTACTAAGGCATTCTGAGGTGTGATTTCAGATTCAAATTTCATTGTCACCAACCTATTGTTGTGTCTAGGACTTCGTACTCTTCTTCATTCAAGTTCTGATTCCAATCTGCTACCTGTATTTGATCAATGTAACTAACAGCATCTATTAAGTCATCATGAGTCTTGCTATCAGGAAACTGCATCAGTTGGTCTATAAACTTGTTATTCCAATCAGCTTCTTTCAGTACAATCCTACCGTGTTCAAATCGTCCTTGTAGTGACCAAACAATCCTATCTGTCTTCTTCTTATTACCGTGTGTTAACTCTTCAATACGAGGATAGTAGTTCAACCTCCTCATCAGATCATTCATGTAAGGCATCACTGCGTTTTTCAATGCACCTTTTTCAATCCCTACAGCATTGACTCTGTAGTCCTTAGCAGCCTTTAGTATCCTCACTGCTGTTTCTCGGACATCCCATCTACCATACTGTATGTCAGCTACCCACCAACCTTTAGTGTTAACCTTAACAATGGCTATCGCTGTTTCATCCAGTTTAGAGTTCTTCGTCTTATTCGCCTGAGATGAATCCGTAAAACCACAAAGATCCACCGCAATGAAGTAGTTACCATCTTCAGGTTCTTCGTCAGTAATCTTGATCCATTCATCTTTGAAGATCTCCGACTGTGCAGCCTCAAACGATGCCATAAACTCTTGTCTGAAAGCAAAGCTAGACATTGATCCTCTAGCAGCTTCAATCTCTTCAGGGTCTAACAATGGATTATCAAAGCTAGTGAAGTGCCATGCCTTGTAATGCTGATCCTTACCACTATCACCTAGTTTATACAGCTCATAGAAATGATTTCTACCCATTGGTGTTCCTATGAACATTGCTCTACCCTTCTGATCCGCTAAAGCAGGTCTAAGGATTTGTTCGAACACCTGTGGTTTCATGTCTGCATACTCATCCATCACTAAGTATTTAAGACTAACACCACGCATTGTCTCTGGTCTATCTGCACCCTTTAGCGATATTGTTGCTCCATTCACCAACGTAATCTGCATGTTATTTACATGACTACCTTTGATGACTGGATGTCCTAGCTCTAACAGCGTAGTCCACATAATATCTCTAGCTTGTCCCTGCGTTGGTGCTACATACCAGACATGACCTTTATCAGTCTGTAGAGCCTCTATAATCAGTGTCCAAGCTGCTAACCTTGACTTACCTGTACGTCTACCAGCAGCGATGATCTTAAACCTTACAGGGTCTTTAAAGACCTCTTGTTGCCACGGTAGTAACTTAACTTGTAGATCCATCGTCTTCTTCTTCGTAGTCTATCAAGGTAGTTTCTACTTCAACAGGTTCATGTTCAATCATCTCTACTGGATTGTCATTTACTCCAGTGATGTTGATGGTAATGGCTCTAGAGCCTCCACCAGCACCTTTATCCTCAAAATAACTTACTGGCAACATCCTATCAACACATAGCTTCAGTGCTGCCATCTGATCCTTATCCTCATCATTCAGAGCCTTATGCACTATCTTCCTGATGATAGCCTGTGAGTGTGTCAGCAACAGTGAAGCAGTTAGTTCTTTAATCCTTGCTGCTTCACCAGGAGGTCTACCTCTTTTAGCTCTTTTGATGTACTTCCGTACTTCTTCTTTCTTTGGTCTTCCTCTTTTTCTTTTTTTCGCAGGCACTTTCTTTTCTTCATTGACTGCCACGACATCTTGGCTGACCGATGAAGGTAGCGAACAAAGATCAGATATAACTTCAGTTTTAATTTCGGACATCACTACCTCTATATAGTTTCTCTGCCGGAAGGCAGGACTGTAAGGTGTATATAATTTTATGTATCTACAATGTAGTGTATGACGATAAGTTATATGTCTACTATTATTTAGTTTTTATACGATGTTTTGTTCATAGCCTACATAGAAGTATCTATTCTAGCATATTTTTAAGAGTTTGTCAAGTTATTTCTTCATATTCAGTGCAGAATCTGTGTTTGAACCAGTGCAGATTCAGTGCAGACTACACATCAATCAAGGCTTTAGCGGGACTCCATTAACATGGTGTCATAGGCTCCGCAGAGGCTTTATAGATAACTCATTGATTTTTAAGAGATTTCTTAATAGTAATGGATTATCATTAACAACTTACTTTTTAGCTTTTTTTGAGGCTAAATAGCTTTCCTATTTTGCTCTTTTTTGTGTCTAGGTAGCACCACAACAATCTACACCACAACTACACCCCTCCCCCTATGTCGTATACTGTATACAGAATACAATAGAGATTGTCGCTAGGATGACAATTCAATATACAAAGTCATAGATTGTCGCTAGGATGACAATTCAATATACAAAGTCATAGATTGTCACTACGACGACAATACATTATATGAAATCATAGATTGTCGTTAGGATGACAATTGAGTCTGTGCTGGATCTGTGCAGGGCTGTGTAGATACATGTGTGTACCTATGAAGCACCACATAGAGATACATAGAGATACTTGATTGACCACATAGAGATACTTAACAGACTGTGCAGACTGTGCAGCTGTTCCACGTGAAACGTTGTATTCGAACAACACTACCGTTCATCCTAGATTATTGTCCGTTCATCGGATAGACCTGAAATGCCATTGACAAGGCAAAATCACCTAGGTAATATGGACACATCGACAAAGCAATTCCGCTAAGTCAACTACGGAGAATCAATCATGTCAGTTAAAATCAGCATCACGTCTAAGCTTGATGGAGTTCGATCATGGTCACTTCAGGCACTAGATACTTGTCCTGGTTCGAAGGCTAGCGATGGATCTTTAGTTGATGCTTGCAAAGGATGTTACGCAACAACTGGCAACTACAATTTCGCTAATGTCAAGGCACCAAGGCTTCACAATCGGGAAGATTGGCAGCGTGACACTTGGGTTGATGACATGGTCAAAGCTTTAGACTCGGATCGCTATTTCCGCTGGTTTGATAGTGGCGATATGTACGCCATTGGGTTAGCAGAGAAAATGCTTGAGGTTATGCAACGTACACCTTGGGTTAAGCATTGGTTACCAACTAGAATGCACAAGTTTACTAAGTTTCAATCAATCATTGATCAAATGGATGCACTTGAGAATGTTGTTGTCCGCCGATCATCGGATTCTATTGTCGGTGAAATATTAGATGCACCATGGTCAAGCACTATTGCAACAAGCTTTGATGCTGCCAGTGTCAAAGTATGCGAAGCATACCAGCACGAAGGCAAGTGTAATGGTTGCCGTGCTTGTTGGGATAAATCAGTAAGCACTATTGGCTACATTGCCCATGGTGTTAAAATGTCTAAAGTAATCAAACTCAAAATCGCATAAGGTTATCATCATGCTTAATAAACTGTGGCAAGCTTACAAGTTGGTGTACGTAGTGAAAAAAACCTCATCAACGAGGTTTATCACAGCTTACACTGCCAAGGGTAGAATCAACGGAATTATGATCAAACGAGGTTTTTTAAGATCAACAATACGTGTACCATTGTCCGGCGATGTTACAGTGTGGAATCATCATATTAAGACTGTGCGTCATCAACGTGTTAGCAGTAACCAATACATGAAAGGGTAATCTAATGGAAAACTTTAAGATTGTCGGTTACTTGGTAACCTATAGACTGTTCGCTGACGGTTTAACGCATATTGATCGATTCAATACATTAGACTCTGCAGAGG